ATGCCCAATTTGCCAATTTTCAAACGTCAAGCCGGCAGAATTCCACTGGAATTGTACATAATTGGGATTTGTCTTATCTTCTCCTTCCAGTCTTTCGATTTCTTGTGTCGGTAAACCTATAACAGAAGTTACACCTAGCTTATCATCAACATCTAGGTAGAGAAAATAATCACCGTATTTACACATTGTGCGACACCAAGCAAATAGATTATGTTCTATGTTCAATACGTTATAATACAAGGAGTGCAAGATTGTTTTTATTTCTTCATTGTCACAATCTATCGATAACATTGGAGTAAGAGATGAGAATGTTGTCATTTCATCTGCATAAATGTCTATTGCTGAAGCGATTTCTGGGGTATATTCCATCTGATCGAAATCTACGTATCTTTCTGTTCTTTGTTGGGAGGCCATGTATCCAGCTTGTAAATTGTCGTACGGATTGTACGCTGTCTTTTTAAAATCCCTACCAGAAGCCGAGGTAAACTTTCCTGCATATTTGTCTAAATCTATTCTCCTTAGACGGTGACTATTTTGTGTTCGATATTGTGTTATCGGTCCTGATAATAACTTTGTTAGTCTTCTGAATAAGACGCTTTGTGGGTTTCTTGTATTATTTCTGCTGTTTTTTGCCATTTCTTTTAACCTTTAAATAGCCATGGAAACTGTTCGTAACTTTGGCTCTGTTTTGCTAATTTATCTTTCATTTTCAAATTGTATGTACCAATCATGCCTTTTATTCTAGTATCAAGCTCGTTCGAGCTTTTTGTTATTGAGCCTATAAAAGCTTTTGCATATTCTGCATCCTTCTGATTAATCGCTAAAGCAGTATCTCTAACCCAGCACCCAATTGCACATGCCATTATTAAATCATCATTATACGACCTCATAGCCTCGGCTCGGCCACTATTCCAAACAAAGGTCTTCATTTCTGACAAAAGCCTAGATGAATATACTTTAATTAGATTGTTTCTTACAAATTCTTCTAGTTTAGCGATGATTAGAGGCCTTGTTTTAGATGTCATTGAAAAACCGGATACTGCATTTGACATTTGTTCCGCTTGATACTCTTCTACAAACTCGTGTGTTGATTTTATAGAGTGATACAAATTAGGATAACTCATTTCTTTCAATTTGTCAAGCACTGCAAAGCCAACTGAATTGTTTTCTACCACCAGTAAACCATCGCCGTACTCTCTACCTATGTCAAACAGAACCCTAGAAAACACATCTGGGGTGCACTTTCCCCTATACTCGGCTACTACTTCCATTGTCTCTAACTTAAATACGTGACAAACAGAATAATCTTTTCCATCACCCCTAGCCACATCTGCAGAAATCAAGTAAGAGTTAGTTTGGCTCTTTTCTTCCCAAATCCAAAGATTTCTATCAAAACCGGTTCGGTATTTGGGCTCCTTAACAGCTTTACTATAAATTTCCAAATCCTCTGGGGAAAATACTGTTTCCCCAGACATGTTAAAGTTGCACTCTAACTCTTGGGCTATCTCTCTTGTGGACATGTTTCTGGTTTCTTTCTCAAACCATTCCTGATTTCTATCTGGGTGGACATCCCACTTTAGCTTAGTCGGATAAACATCATTCATCTTTTGTTCGGACTCTGAGTATACCTTGTGAAACCAATTTCCTACTCCGTTAGGTGTCGATAACGCAATGCATCGGCCACCAGTAGATAGTGTTGGGTATAAACCCATCCATAACTCGTCCAGGCCCTCAACGTGAGCTGCTTCGTCGACAACCAACAGTGATAATGCCTCTGATCGACCGGCGTCGCCAGAGGTTGATGATGCCTTAATTTGGGAGCCATTTGACAATTCAAATGAAGTTCTGTTATCTATAGAGACTCTTGAGATTTTTAGCCATGAAGGTAGATTTTTTATGATGGCTTTGACTTTTTTTACTAAGTTTGCAGCTGTATTGAACTTTGTAGCTATAACCAAGACATTCTTTTCTCGATGAAACATCATCATCCAAGCAACATAAGCTGCTGTGATTGTTGAAATTCCTAACTGTCTAGCCTTAAGAATAACATTGAAGCGGTGATCTTCAAAATCTTCTAATAATTTTTCCTGAAAAGGGTAGAGATGAAAAGGTATTAGCCCTTTCATCGGATGAGTAATTTTTGCGTAAGTGTGTATGAAATACTCTGGCTTCTTACCACAGCGGACAATCTCTTTCATTATTTCTTGTTTGGTAAGTTTTATTGCCATGTGGCCCTCTTTACTTGAGGCCGCCGAGTTTGACCATCTTATCGAATTCTGGATCTACTTCTTTTTCCGGTTCGACAGGAAGGCCTCCGATCTGGTAGCATTTGTGAACCTTTACGCTACAACGGATTCTTGAGATGTACTCGACCAAAACATCAACCTCGCTTGGATCTGAAAGCGAAAGAGAAGACTTAGTCACTTTCCTGTATTCCTTCTGCAGAAAAGACTTCACCTTCTCTACCATTGATTCCATTTCGCCTTCAAATCCATTTGAGTGAACTTCTCTAAGAGGTATCTCTGTATGATACTTGATGTGAAGTCGATTTCCGCTAATGTGGGCTCCGAAACCATCCATAATCCGATGGTCTATCAGCGGGTTGCCCTCCTCTCTCCTTAGACCAATCTTAATTGGTTCGCCACTTTCGTCAAGTGCGCCGTCGTAAGAGTTCGCAAGTACCTGGGAGATACCGTTAATAATTTCTAAAGTTGTTGCCATTGTATAAAATCCTCTGCAATAAATAGTTTGCTAATAATAAATAGTTATTTGTTTGGTCTCCAGCCCGATTTCCATCTTTCTTCTCTCCCCTCTATGTATTGTATGTAACAATCAAAACAACACTCAAACTTAATCATGTAAACATCGTCTCTTTCAGAGAAAGAATATGACCCACATGTTGGACAAGTCCTATCAGTTGCGTTTTTTGTTTTTCTACTTTTTACAACAAAGCCGTTCTGCTCTTGTGTTTGTTTTTGTCTTTTTTTTGAAGAGTAAAAATCTTTTAAATCTTTTAAGAATTTTACTTCTTTTTCTTTATCCCAAGAGCTTTTAGGGTTTTGAATTGCTTCTGAGCCATATTTTTCTTTAATTGCTTTTTCTATTTTTGCTATATCGTTTAAGTCTTTTTTGCTCATTTTACTAAAAAGAAAATACTAACAGTAGTTATTATGCCTGCAGCGAAGCCTCCAGTTGCCCACCATAATGTATAATCGTTTGGGCGTTTTAAAGCTGCGGCTGTTAATTTTTCAATTTCCTTATCTTTTAAATAAATTATTTCATCAGTTGTCTTTTTTAGTGACTTAATCTCTAAATTAAGAGTGTCTATTTCAAAAACATGGCGGGCTGTTAGCTCTTCTACTTGTTGTGACATTTGTAAAGAGCATTTTTCTCTTTCTCTATCTGCAGAAGAAATGATTAAAGAATTTGCGAGATTGGAGTAGCACCACACTGGTTCGTCGTCAGGTCCCAAATTCAACTGATTTAAGATTGATGAGTCAGTGACATACATTGCTTCCCCAGGAGGAATTAGTTCGTTATTTATTTCTGGGTCTGCGTAAGCTACAGTTGGAAAGCACAAAAGTAATAAGCTTATAATTTTATTTTTTAAATTTGATTCCAAAGTCATTCTCTATCTTTCTTATTATTTCTTCAGGATTACCTTTTGATTTTATCACAATTTCTTTTACATCTTCAGCATGTTTTTCAGAAAGTTTTTTGTTTTGTTCTTTAAATTTACTTTGTAATCTAGCAATGGTTTCTAGGTACTGATGTTGTAATCCTTTCATTTTTAAAATTTGTTCTCTGTGGTTTCTTTTTAGTGACTCTACTTGTTTACTGTGAGATTCTTGTTTTGCAGAAATTACATCTTTTAGGGCGTCAGTATTTCTTCTTACTAAAACAATAGTTATAATTGTCCAAATTGCCATAAATGGTATTTGCCAATATTCTTTTAAAAAAGACCAAGCTTTAGAAAAAAATAGTTTAGCAGATAGCCATGTCATTGGTTCGGTCCGTGTTTCCACTGAACAGCTAAATCTACTAATGCTTGAGACCCTATGTAGGCCAAAGTTACCGCTACCCAATCACTACTCGTGACTGTACCATAGACGCACAGTCCTGTTGCCGTAATCCAAGCTAAAAATTTTCTTGAAATAAATCTTTCCGTATATTTATCTGCAAATGCTTTTATTACTGTCACCATAAATCCTCCTAAATACTTACGTGAGCATAGCCATTTTTTCTCTCAATGTTTATCTGAAAATCGACGCAGTCTTTAAGACTGTCTAGGTGCGAGATAAGTATCACTGTTTTGAAATAACCTTTTATCA